GTCTCAGTTACCGGAGTACTAAAGTCAGATATATCCTGACCAGCAAGCGGATCTGCAGCAGGCTCTTTATCTGCTACAATAGGACGCTCTGTAAGATCGTTCTTCCAAAGCTTAATCTGAGACTCTTCTGCCTTCATAGCCTCAACAAAGATACCATTCTTAGAAACCTGAGTAAAGCCGTTCTTGTCGTAAATAACCTTCAAACGGAGAGCTGGCTGCATTGCATCTGTATTGATAGCCAACTGGTTCTTAGCCCAGTTAATCATCTCAACAAATGAAGAACCTTCAAACTCTTCGTGTGAGCCCTTAAACGCATCAATAACCTGCAGAATACGACCGAACTGCTGATTATCACGTTTTTGGAGATCCTCATCCGTTTTAATCCACATATTCTTCTCGTTCTTCCACTCGGTCATAGTTGCTGTCTGACCATCTGCATTCTCAAAGATAATCTCTAAGAAGTCTCTTCCATTAGTAGACTTATTAACGTTTACCTCTTTCAGAGTAATATTCTCGTTGATGCCTACAGGCATATATGAGCTGTTAAACTCATTGTTGTTTGTTGTTGCGGTTTTTGTACTGTACATATCCTTAAATGTTAAAATGTTCGGAGTTATTCTGATTTATAAATTCTATCCCAGTAGGTATTTATGCTACCATCCTCATTACCAGTAGCTATTACAATATCACGCCCGGCAATATGCCTTGCTCGAGCTTCCATAATCGTTCCGTCTCCTCCCGACTTAAATGAGATGTGGGTCTCATTGTCTTTCCGGTAGACGTAGCCGACAGCATCAGCCATTCCGCATACAATCTTTCCAAGTTTTCCAACCAGATCGATTTCTTTGGCATTGACTTCTTCGCCATCTTTATCGGTAATAGAGTCTTTGACATGTCCTACTAAAATAAATTCATCACAAAGGTCTTTGAACATATCAATGACCTTCTTTACAGCATCTCGTAAATATTTATATCCTGCACCGCGAGCAAGAGTAGTAACGTCATCACCTTTCCAATTCTTACCAAGCTCAGTTTTACGATACAATGTACAAGCATAACTCATACATATATCTTCCAATCGAGTGGCATTGTCAATAGTAATGCGTTTATAAAAGTTTTTTCCTACTTCTGCATTCTTGGCTCTAATGGCGCTAGCAATTTCTCCCAGGTCGTTAATCGTTCTAGCCTGAATGGCTAAAGCGTCAATGAAGTTTGTACCGCCTTCCAAATCTATGATAAGGTTGTTACCCAGCTGGGCTAGACACGAGGTCTTACCACTCTTTGGTAAACCGTACAAAATCAAATACCTAGGGTCTTCAGAAACTGCTGGAACTTTCTGTGTAGGTAGTGTAAGCATATTTTATTTTTATCCTTTAATACTGATGAAAATGTTAATGATAATCTTCTTCGTCTCAGGAGTGAATGCGTTGTAATACTTAGGAGAAGTCAACTCATACAGAGGAATAAGAGTATCACCAATCTGAATCTCGTCCTCAAAGAAGGCGATAGGTGTACCATCAGTAAAGTAAATCTTCTTGGTAGGTGTGTAACTAGCCAGGAACTTAGCAGCCTCAGCAAACCTTGCATCGAAGGTGCCCTTCAGGAAGTTGCTATTAGGACGATTAGAAATGATAATGGTATCGTTATCACTGCTATCAAAGCCAGCAGCGTCGAACATCGAACCCAACAAGTTGTCCTTCTTCTTATAAGCAAGATAAGGATTCATCTTGATCATATTAGAAAGAATAAGGTCGTCAAGAGCCTTAGAAGCGTTGTTGTTATTACGAAAGTTAATACCACTATTGTTATTCTTGTTAATCTTAATCGTGTAGTGTTTCATATTATTCAGCCTATATTAAATGTTATTACTTGTCGAAGCAATGTTAACATTCAATCAAGTTATTATACTGAAGGTCGTTCTCGAATTCAAGTATACACGGTTTACCTGCATCTCTATTTTTGAGCAGGTGCATATATACTTTATTAGTAGTAGGTAAACGATTAGGACCATATTCAGCGATATTCAATATCTCAGGTCTGTGTAGTACAAAGACGTAATCACTTGCTTGAAACATTGCATCCGACGATGATAAATCGCTTCGCATCGGGTAATGTGCCGATGGGTTATTAATCCTTTCTGGCTTCTCTATTTCACGATTCATCTGAGCTATTTGAATAATACTTGTCAGAGGTAATTTCTTAGCTCTAATAAATACTTTCTCTAACTCGCTTGTAGTCTCAATAACACTGCCTATTTGTTTAGTCAGTAGAGTATGATCATACGTAATTATGAAATGTTTACCGGTACCTTTTACATACTCGGCATAGAAGTCATTTATAATTTGTTCTATTTGCATGGGAGTTCCAGGATCATCTACAAAGTAGATAGGATACTCCTTTAGCTGATTAGATACTGTGATGACTTTTCTGAAGGTCTCATCATCCAGGTCCGTTTCCGAACTATACAAGGTAGAAGTCGTTTTCCTCAGCTTACTTGAAAGCGTTCTTCCAACTTGCCTAAATCCAACCATTTCTAGTGAGAAGTTTAGAACAACTATATTTTGTTCAGGATTAAGGTCTATGATATCAGTAGTTATGGTATTGCAGAGCGAGCTTTTTCCAGTACCACTTATTCCAGCGAATGTATATATGGTATTCGGCTCAATGCCTCCCATACATTGCCTATTTAACTTATCCCATCTAGTCTTCAGCGAAACGATGTTATGGTCTCGTCTTCCTGCTATATAGTTAATAGTCTCTTGGGCTACTACCGATATAGGCCGAATTTTAGATAAGGTCTGTTCCATAGGTGTTCACAGGTTTTTCTGTATCATTCATCTCTTCTTCAGATTCTTCCCATTGATGATCCACTAACCAACGCCACATAGTTTTCATATAACCTATCTTGCCTTCTTTCATCTTTTTACTGATTTCGAATTCAAGACATTTTATAAGGTGCTCTGCCATAGCAGAACTATTACCACATGTTACGTTGAATAAATGTCTACATTTATTAACGTTTGCCCTAAGATAGCTTTTCATACCATCTGGACGTAGTACGTATACTGGGTAGAGTTCATAAAACAAATCGAAGTAATCCTTTTCATTCTTCATGAAAGTCTTTAAGCGTTCCGTTGCTTCATAAACTCTGAATTCACCTCTCTCCATCGAGGTGACAAGATTCTGTTGAACTAAGTATGATATTTCGTCGTCATTGATAAGGCTGACTAATCGATGGACGTCTTGATGTTTGGTATTTTGATTCTTATCCAATACCATACTTAGGAATACTAACTGATTCATATTTAAGTCTTCTGGTAAATCCAGGAGCTTAGTATTTAATTCAATAATCATCTCTTATATGCTATGATGAACAAGCTGGTTATTAAAAGAGTTCTAGTTGTTGTTCAGTAAAGTCTACAACTATTTTATTGGCTTCACTGATATAGTACCGATAGTTAATCTTTCGACTATCTATCGTGCGATCGTCAAACTCATTCAGGATTGTTACTCCTGATTTCGTTAGCATATTTTCGGCTTCTCCTTGCGGATTCACCTTAAACAGATAAGCACCGTTTGTGCTAGCGTAGTATCTGTTAATACGTTGTACAGGCTTTTCACCATGTACTAGTTTGAACTTCTTATCAACTCGTTGAGTCATTAAGAAATCCTTGATATCTGTATGCCTCCTAATATAGTCGGCAAGAGGTTCCTGAGTGAGAAAATAGTTTATTACAGCCTTAGGAATGATAACTGGTGCCATACCTTTCCCAAGTCGGTTTTCTGTAATAAACATACCTTTTCTCTCTATCAGTTTGGGGTCATGAGTTTTTGACCATCCTTCAATGACACCGAAATAATCATTGACAGCGTACTGATAAAACGCTTCATAGCGATCGCTTTCAAAAGACAGTTTTGTAATATCTTCAACCTCTTTAATCTTTTGTTGAATTTGCTCCTCGAGGTCTTTTTTACCGATATACATCACACCATCTGTATTAACCTGAATGACCTCACATCCAAGTTCCAGTAGACGATCTACAATCATCAGCAATACTAGCTGACCATTCATTCTAATCTTAAAGACTGAGAACGGATCGTACATCCAACTTGTCTCTTGTTGCATTTTTCCTGTGACAGAGTTAAGAGTTAATTTAAGGGCATCACTCTTAAGCTTCTGACCGCTATGTTTGGCTTCTATACGTTCACGATATATTTGTGAATAAACCTGCCAAAACTCTTCTCCTAGATGACGCGGAATCCATTTGTATTGAACTATAAAGCTCGGATACATGCTCGCCACATCGGCGTGCCCAATGTATTCATTCTCATTAGGAACGTATACCTTAGGTTTATTGATAGAATGAATTCCACCAATACCTATAGATATCGTTGTATTCGAGAGCACAAACTGCTTCTCGTAGCCTTTTCGTTCTTTGGTGTACACTACTTGCCCTTTCATGTCCTCCAGAACAGCCCGAATTTTCGGATTTTTATATGTAATAAACGGAAGTATGACATCCTTCAATGGAACGTAATCCATTGGAGAGCGCATGGTTTCCAGTTGTTTTTTACTAATGCCAGTGGCTTCACAGTATTTTTTAGCCAGAATAGTCTCTCCGAACTTTACACTGTCCATCGAGTATGCATTGATGCCATATTCTGTTTCGATAAATTCGCGTAGTGCGATATCTTTTGAGAGCCTATTTAAAAGCTCTGTAGTTGAATCTACGTCATTGATGTTATAGAAAATCATATCATCAATGTTATCTTCTGATAAGGCGGTACTGAAGTCCCCATCATACTCTAGCACGTTTTTATAGTGCATCGTGACTTGCATTTCTTTGAGGCCTACTCTAAGTTTGCTGCTGAACTGCATAGTCAGTAAATCCATAGATTCAAAATAGTTTGCGTATTTCCACCGTTTGAATGCAGAGATATCTCCTTCTTCGCTCTTCACTATAGTATTAGAAAGATTGAAGACAGATTGACATATCCTAGCATAAGATAGTTGGTCTAACTTATAATAGTAGTCAATAATGTAGTTTATTATTACATCATCATAATGCTTATTGTTATATCCGCAGAACATCCTTTCGGTATTCTTATAATAGAAAAAATCAACTAACTCGGTTAGCTGATTCTTTCGTTTGGATATTTCAAAAGTATATAATCTGTTAGTTTCAGTATCTCTACATGTACAGTGAAAAACGTTAGGAAACACCTCAATATCGTAAACAGTGACATTGAGATTATGTATTACCATATGATGCTAAGATGCGTTGGTTCATAGTTGACACCGTGGAATCGAACCACTCTCCGTTTCGCGAGGACTTGCTTGGCAATGTCCACGAAGAACCATCCCTCCAGCTCCCTTTCTTTCGAACCGACTGGTCACAGGTAGTGTCAGACACAGTTACGCTCTAAGAGGAGGCTTTACTGTGCATTATGTTGCGGGAGATGGACTCGAACCACCGACCTCCAGGTTATGAGCCTGACGAGCTACCAACTGCTCTATCCCGCGATATTGTGGAGATTAGAGGATTCGAACCTCTATTGAACTTTCGTTCCAACCTTTACTGAGAACCTTCCTCTCATTCCTGTTTGCGTGTATGCAGCGAGGCGCCGGTGTACCATTCCCTGTCAAATCTCCTTGATAGGGAGGACCAGCTCCTCCCATTGTTACTGTATCGTCACGGCATTGCCCCATGATACGCTGGTTATGCGGCTTTCTTGACAAAGTTTACACTTCGAACAAGTTCACCGGTTTTCTTATAAAGTTTGACTCTCACTACATTCGAGTCTCCTTCTCTTGCGTCGTGCGCTAACGCTTTCAGGCGTAACGCAATATCTTTTTTTGAGGTTGACTGATTTCCTAAGAAAGGGCGGTCCAGTTCTACCTCACTTACTACTGGTTTGTGCTCCTTACCAGTTGCAGGGTCTACTGTGATAGACAATACTTTGAACACGCGATAGTCTCGCTCTTGTTTCTCAGTATTAGCATAGATTTTGCATAACAGATTACGAACATGTTCGCGATGAATGTTCATCATGGTTTTCCAACCTGCCTTTAACTCATCAGGGAATAAATCCTCTGCGAGTTCTCTTTCTGTAGGAGCAGGATGTTTACTTTCAAACTTCTTCATCTTATGCTCTTCATAAGCATGCATTAGTGCTGCAAATCCCATCTTACGAGGGCTATGAGCTTTATTATAAGCCTTATGCTCTTTAACGGTCAGTTTAATGGGCATTTTAGGCTGTTTTGGGACCTCTAGACGCACTATTTTTGGAGGGTCGGGCAGTAATGCCCCATACTTCTCAATAGCGGCTTCTACGAGGTTTAAATTGCGTGTATCGTTGTTGAACAATAGTACAAACTTAGGTACGCTATATCTACGACACAACTCTCTAAAAGGTGCTGTGTGCAGGCTATTAACGAACGAACTACCTCTTTTGGTTTTAATGAACTTACCAATTTTTTCTACTGTGTTCTCAACTAACTCGATTTTATTAAGTGCTGTTGTAATTGATTTATCTTGTTTCATATTGATT